CAACTAGAATAATCCAATCATAGCTATCTGTGTCGATTTCAATGTCACAATCTCTCTTTAATACTTTCTTCAGAGTTGGGTCAGAACACAACTGGTACTGGTCAAACTCGAAAGCTCCATCGAACTCAAGTTTAAAGTTTGTTTTACTGGGTTTGGTTTCTATTAGAGCAACCTTAGGGCTCGTCATATGCATACTCCTATGCGTATAGTCTTGTTTTTAATCTTTCAACCTGGGACATGGACAAGCCCCCAGGGTCTTTTCCTTCTAAGTTAATATTTCTAGTAAGTAAATCTGTCTTTTCGCACAGTTCCTTTACTTTTACTGCTGCTGTTTGGCCTGCTTCATCCCCATCGAAAAATACTATTGCTTCTTCTACTCCTTGAAGGCGTAAAATAGATAGTTTATCTTCGTTGATATTTCTTGTGCCAAAGCAGCATACTGCATTTGTAAGTCCTTTATCATGCAGGTTTATCATATCGTAGATTCCTTCTACTAGAATAACACTACCCTGTATAGGCTCTACTTTCGAGGGAAAGAGGGGCATCCGTGCCCCAGGCGGGTTAATCATATACTTTGGAGTCCCACCAGTCATGTGGCGAGCATTGAAAGCTACAATTTTTCCTGAAATGTCTCGTACTGGGAATACAATACGACCTATGAAGGTATCATGTTCTTGAAACGCTTCAAACTTGCGATAAGTCTCTGGTCGAATATCTCTCCAGTTTCCAACATAAGGCAGTGCATTTGGGGGAAAAGACAAGCCCACACTTTCAGCTCTCTTTTCACGAATTTTCTTCTTTAATAGTTCTCTGCGTAAGTGTAGAAAACTTGCCTTTTCTCCAAAATGTACAAAAAGACTTCCCTTGAACCCACAAGAGAAGCAATTAAATATACCAGTAATCTGGTCTACTCGCATACTGGGGTTGCCGTCATCGTGCTCAGGATTTAGACACGATACGACAAAGTCCTTGCCTTTCGGCAGGAATGGAACTTGTTTATTTTCTAGTAACTCTTGTACGTTCATTAACAGTCTGCATCATAGGATTGCCACTCATCATACTCTGTAGGCTCATCGTAATACTCAACAAAGCTCTCCTCAAGAATAACTTGGCAAAGATTATAGTAGTCTATTTGCTTTTCGTCTAAGTACTGATAATACTTAGATAGGCGGGCAAGCATAATCTCTGCCCTGTCCCAATCGCATTCTGACATAGCTACTTCTAGCAAATCTAGTAGCGATTCTGTTTTATCTATAGTCATCGTCTCATCCTTGCTATATCTTTCATTTGTTCTTCGTCAATAATTGGTATTGCGTTTGATTTGTGCATGGTTCCGATACCTTTAACAAGGGTTCCGGTGTAGCGTGGTGACTCCACTCTAGCGGCAACTCCAGTTGTATCTGTTGCTGAGGGGTAGTCTGGGGTTTCTCGTCTGTAAGATGGATTAGCGGCATTTGAACTCCCTGTCTTTCGTGATACTTTTTTTCTTCTAATAACTTTTTTCTTTCTACCAGAGGCGGTGTACGCCATCGAGCCATAAAACATTCCCATTAATAAAAAACTCCTGCGAATTTTGAAAGTATATTATATCAAAAATCGGCAGGAGTGTCAAGAATTATTTTAGATGTCGTTAATATCTTCACCCGTTTTATGTTCTGTCTCTTCTTTCTCTTTTGGTGTAAGAGCACTTTCTGGGCCAATCTTTAGAGTTTCCCAGTTCATGTGAGAAGTGAAAGTACCCATCTTACCACTTCTCATTTTAGTACAGTTAAATGTCATAATTGCATCCTCAGTATCCCAAGTATCGATCGTAAATGCAGCGTCTGCCGCATCTAGAATGCCTTTTGCGAAGCGTGCTTCGCCGGTTGCATCAATTTGGTAAGGACTATATACGGGTATTTCATACTCTTGAGCCATAGACTTCAGAGCTTTACTAACTTCAATCTGTTCTGTCCAGTCGTACTGTCCATTACGAGAAGGGACGCTAGAGCGTTTTACTTGGTTGATATAATCTACAATAATTACACCAACATCCATCGTGCTTTTTACTTTCTTGTCAAGCTCTGCTCGAATCTTTGAAAGCGTAAGAGAGGCATCATAAACTACATCTAGCTGTTGAGTCGGGAGGAGCTCGCAGCTAGTCTTTAGGTCATAATGCAATTTATCAAAGTCACGATGTTCTTTGTACTCTAACATTCTCTCTTCGCCTTGTACAAAACGGCTGGCCCACCAAGATGCTACCTTTTCCCATTCGAGTACACTGAGTTGCCGTTTTCGGATTTTCTCGTGGGATATTCCAGTAGCAATAGAACAGCATCGTTGTAAAATCTCTCTACCATCCATTTCAATAGTGAAATAAATCGCAGACTTTCCACTTTCGTAAACAGTATTAGCAATATTACAGCAGGTGATAGATTTCCCTGACCCCCGTTTGCCACCGACAAGAATCAAGTCTCGGGGAGAAAACTTGAATTCATCATCAAACGCAGCATTTAAGCCGAGGGGCAGGTACTTATCTAACTCTTCATCCGGCGGGAACAAGGAAATACGTTGCATACTTTCTTGTGGACTTTCTAGCTCGACTTTATCTTCGATGTCTAGTACAATCTGGTGCAGATGAGCTACCGATTCCTCTGCATCTTCAAAAGATATAGAGTTGTCGATATATTTCTCAAGGGAGCCAAGTATCTCTTTCTGAGTGTACTCGTTCTTGAGATATTGGAGCAGCATAGATGGGTCTGCTCCAACCTCTAGTGCTTCGATGGCGAGAATCTTTTCTCGAGTAGCACTATCACGAATTTCATACTTTAGGTCTTCGAAAGACGGGACGGTATGATACTTCTGAGAGTGTCCATCAATAATACTAAAGATAGTGTGGTATTCGGTGGGCAAATAATGCTTGCGCAGATAACTCCAGGTGTCAGAATCCTGAAGCGTAATAATCTGTTTGATTAATGCAGACGCAATATTCAATTAAAAGTCCCCGAATACATAAAAAAACAGCCGTAACGACCCCGCTACGGCTGCTTGACTCACCCATAAACTGAGTGATACAACCTATAACTTAGGCTATTACTGACCAGATTTTGCAGCTTTGCCTGCACCATCGTAGTCAGAAGCAGAAACACCGCGACGAGTAAGCATAGTCTTAACGCCTCGTGGAGTCTTGCCAATAGCTTCAGCAATCTCTTCAACAGTCATACCTGATACATCACCGAGGTCAGCTAAAGGATCTTCTTTAGCGCCACCCTTGGTGTGCTCTTGACGAGGAATAGCATCAATCTCACCTGAACGAAGCAGGCTAAGAGCCTTACCACGAATAGAGTTTACAGATCGGTCTAGTGCTTCGGCAATAGCTTCAACGAAGTCGCCGTTGTTTACCATAGCGATAAACTGAGCTTCTTCATCAGCAGAGTATGTGCGAACAGTCTCTACTTTAGGAGCAGGTGCAACGTGTCCAGTCAATTCCATAGACAAGATTTTGCCTTGGATTGACTTAGCTGAGAATTCGCCCCCGGCAAAGTTTTCAGCAATCTGAGCATAGGTGTATTGTCCGCTGTTGTCCTGAACGAACGCAGCGAGAGTAGCTTCTTGGTCAGCCGAAAAAGTGCGGCTAGCACGAGCAGAAGCTAGCTCTACATCGTAACCCATCTTTCGCAATTTGCTAGAGACAGAACGAGTAGAAGTTTCGAGTTGGTCTGCTGCTTCTGCAACAGTGCTTTGTGATACAGGGCTCTCATCGCCGATGAAAGCTGTAAGTTGAGCAGTACGCTCATCAGTCCACTTAGGTAGTGCCATATTTATTTCTCCAAAAAAGAATGTAGGTCAGTTACTATAGTAATGCCAGACTCTCTGGCTTGTTTTGTTTTAGAAGATTCTACGCCACTTTCGTTGACAAGAATCGTTACGTCTTTTGTAAGACTAGATTTAACTTCGTAGCCTAGCAGAGACAAAGTTTCCGTAGCAGCAGCTTTAGTTTTGAAACTCTTCAACTTGCCACTAATACATACTACTCCTTTGCGCTCTACTGAAGGCTTAGAAGTAAACTTCCAAGAATGAGGCATAACCTCATAATAGTAGGGAGCATCCCACTCCAGCCAGTCTAACAAACTTTGTGCAGCCTTTGGTCCAAGTCCGGCACGCCTGCAACTGTCTGCATCTATTTCAAATATATTTTTTACAGTCTCAGCCAGTTTCTTTGTTGCCGTGGTTCCAATTAAATGTATGCCAAAGGCGG